TTTGTTTTTTCATCTATTATTTGTGGTCTGGCATTTACACCTTCACCAACCATTTGTAGTCCGGGAACTACTCTAGATCCTGTTTGCACTTCTTTTAGTGCATTTTTTACAGCATCACTTAATGCCATAGGTTTCCCTCTAGGCGTAGTCGGATCAGGCAACACAGGGGCATCTATCATTGGTTTTGGTGAAGCAGGTGACTTTACTATTGGACCGTCTGTATTTTTAGGATCAAATCCTCTATCAGTTATAGGTGCGGCTGTTGCATTTCTTGCTTTCTCTAAAACGTCTGAAACACTAGTCATACCAAGTTTCTTGAATAGTGCGATAGCTCCTGCTACCCCACCCACAACCAACATTCTACCAAGACCTAATCCAACAAACTTCAACAACTTGGATGCAATAATAGCTACTGATGCACCTAGTGCCATCTGCACATTTTCATTATCAAGAGACTCGCCTATGGTATCTGGACCTATACCGAATAAAGATTTTAGAGGGTTTGGCTTATTAATGATATTATCACCAAGCCAACCAGATAGGACATTTGCAATGTCTCCCCCAAATGCTGCACCAATACCACCTGCTATTGCTGCTGGTCCTTTTGCGCCAAGAAACTTTAGACCAAACCCCGCACTAATAGCAGTGGTAGCCTTCTTTTTAAATTCTTCTGGATCTTGTATTCCAAGCTCTTCTAACTTAGCAGGATCAACATTATCAAATAATCTATCTACCGCTTCTTGAGCTAATGATGTTAAAGCTAATCCTGCAGCGCCAAACTTAAGACCTCTACCTGCTAGTTTAGCTAATGATACACCACCTATGCCACTAAATAGCCCTGCTATTGCTCCTGTAGCCATTGCATATAGCTTGTCTCCAAATAAACCTTGACCAAACTCACCAGCCGTAGTTGTGGGTTGTCTACCACCTGTAGATACCTTAGTAGTCTTTCCTCTTCTAGCAGCCTCTCTAGCAGCCTCCTCTGCGTCTTTTCTTCCCCTAGACTCTTCTTTTCTGCGCTTAACTTCTTCAGCAAGCATATCACTCAAGGTCTTAGAAACATTGTCTAAGGTATCATTATTTTTCATAAGTGTTTCGTTTACTGCTGCTAAAGTTGGCATCTTTATTACCTTTGCATTTGTTGTCTCTGCGCTTCTTCACGCTGTTGTTTTAAATCATCTATTAGCATACTCAAGTATATTTCCCTCTCCCATGGCATCATATATTCTAAGTCTTCAAGAGAGTATTTGTGATGCTGCATCAACTGATAGTTAACTTGATAATGATTAACCAAAGAGTCGTGAGAGAGGGTTATTAAAAAAAATCTCCTACACCTTTCAAGGTTATTTCATTATGTTCACCGCATTCTGTACAATCGAACTCCACATGTCTTTCTAAATTTGGAATACTGTTAATAAATGCCATTATATTTTGTAGCTGATCTGCTGTTAGGTTATCAACGAAAGTTTTAACTTCTTCTTCAGTTTCCTCATCAAAATTTATAATTTCATCTTCAGTAATTAGTTTATCTAAACATGCTACCACAACCTTTATAAGATTTTCTGCAGCATTACTCTTATCATCTTCTTCTAGCATTAAATCGTATCTAGGATATCCCATCTGTATAGTGTAGTTTTCGTTCATCTTAACTTTATTTTCAACATCACTGAGATTAATATCAATATCTTCTAGATTTATTTTCACTTCGTTTTCAGTATCACATTTCGAACAAATCAAATTAATATCTGCTGTTTCACCTACGCTTTTTGCTCTAAGTTGCATAAACATATACTCAACATCAAAGGTGGCTAATCTACTTACATCTATCTTATCAAGAACACAAACTTTTATAGTATCTGTTATTGCATTTAATATCTGCTTCTTATCCTGTGTCTCCAACGCCATTAACAATACTTTTTGCTCCTTAACAAGAAACGGACGAAACATCACCGATTTTCCTGTTGAAGGTATTTTCATTTCATATTTTGGTACATCATTTAGTTTAGGTAGTGCCATTCATTTCATCCTTTAATTAAATACTCTTCCTATTGCTGTTCCTATTTGAGTTGTCAAAAACTTTTCTATATTACTTGTAGCTTCAACCTCATTTGGAATCCATTTTGTATACGACATTTGCACATTCAACTCCACGACACCATCAATATCATTGTTCAACTGAATGTCGTTCATGGTGGTAGGGAATGCGTCAAACAACGTACACGAATATATTACATCATCGCCTGTCACAAAGTCCAAGTCAAACTGACCTTGTGCAAGATCAATAGGACCAAACTTAGGTAATCTATTTTGTATTTCTGATGGCAGTTTAGGAATGCCAAGAGGTGTGGAGTAGACAGGAAGACCAATACCTTTCTTCAACTGTTCAATCACAATCTGCTTTCCATACCCTTCTTTGCCTCTGAGATATCCTGCTGTCTGACCGTTCTGATCTACAGCAAGACTTTGCCAAGTATCAAAGTACTTTCGGATACCATAATCGTTTAGAACTTGAAAAGTCATAGAAATGTCTGTAACAGCATATCCATAAGGAACCTTCTGCATTTGCATACCAATCCTGCGTTCATTCGTCAGAACCTGCTTACCGGGCAATATAACGTCCTTACAGAGCAAGTTTACTTCTTCGGAGGTAGCACCAGGGATTGTTGGTAGCTTAACCCTGAATACATTTGGACGTGCTATACCATCTTTTCTAGACACTAAGCTTTTTAATTGGTCAACACTAGCCATTAGATCATTCCCCTTGAGTCTCTCCAAACTTTGGTTTGGGTGCTTTTCTGCCAATCAGCAGTAGGTAAGAACGTTGCAATTTCCCATTCGGGTGCAGGTATTCTAGCAAATCTACTTCTTACGTGTTTACTTAAATAATGCTTCACACAAGGCTTAAAATATTTCATCTTAGTCGAAGCTTTTAGCATATCATAGGTAATATCAAACTTAGTACTATCGTTAAACTTGTTGTTGGTTGTAACATCCATAAGTGCATCTAAGAATTTTGCTCTTAATGGAAGCGGTAAATAGTGAAGGTTTAGTCCAAGGAACCCACCTTTAGCAGGGCCAATAACAATAGCTAATGGAAAGCTATCGTAGTATGGCAACGTATCTTTGTGCTTGGGGTCATAAAAAAACATCTGCATAGAACCAACCAAAGTTCTATTTTTAAGATTTATTGATTCATCTTTCATCAATTCGTTACGGTTTATTTTTTTAATTCCAGAAAGCCTTTTACGGAACCAATCCCTAGACTCTTTTGATCTAGGGGTGATACCTGCTCTGAATGCTTCTATTTCTAGGTTTTTAAATAAGTTTGCCATAGTGTTATTTATATCTATTTTAGGGGTTGACGAATCATAAAAAATGTATATAATAAAGAAGAGGTTTTTGAGGTGGGTGAATATACTATTTCTTTTTAGGTTTACGTAATGGTTTTAAGGGCTTTATAGTTTTTTTAGGTTTAGGTAAGATACCCATAGCACTAAGTTCATTCTCAGTCCATATTTGAAATCCCCAACCACGATCTGCAGCATAGTTCTGTGCAGCAGCCCACTTGTTCATATTCTTTACATAGGTCATTCCTTCACTGATGTATCTCTTAGACTTTCTGCCATTGAACTTTGGTGGTGCAGTTTCTTTATTAGGTTTTATTTCAACTAGAACTGTCTTACCAGTTTTATAAGTAATCTTAAGATCCATGAAGTATCTATGGTACTTTTTATCAACCTCATAGAAGTAAGGTATCACAACTTCTTCACTAGACCATGCAACAATATCCTTTGCATCATCACACCACTTGAACGCATTTCTTTCCCAAAGAGATCTAAAGATTACTTTATCAGCATCTCCTTTGTACTTAGAACGGTTTTTAACATTATACTTGCCAGAATATGCCATAGATACCTTATAAATAATAGAAACTTTTTTATATTTAGGTAGGCAGATGGCATACAAGAAAAACTTTAAGTTTCCTCTAGAAGATGATGGTTACAAGGGTAGGATAACTTTTGAGGCTATTCAAGAGAACTATAAGACTCTGCCTGAAACTGTGTTCAGTGGCTTAGTTGAAGCGGCTTCTGGTACAACAAATAGAGAACGTGCAAGACAGCCAGAAACAGGATTCAAAGGACAGCAACAAGTGGTGAGGGGAAGTATACCTGCACGTGTTGGTAGTGGGCGTAAGGCTACAATGTATTTACCTTCAACCTTACAGTTTCAGGATAACATTGAATACACTAATGTTGATCTTGGTATCATAGGTTCTGCGGCAGCAAACTCTTTGGGAGATCCGAATGCTAGTGGCAGAGCAGTTCTTGGTGCGATCAAAAATAATCTTACACCAGACTTTGCCTCAATACAAGAGGCTTTCAATGTAGGACTTAGAAGTGAAGGCGCTCAAGTTGCTGCACTTCGTTTATCTAGTAAACTTAGTCCTGAAATTCAAGGTGCTATTGAAACCACAACAGGCATTGCGTTGAACCCTAATAGAAGATCTACTCTCAGAGGCATTGGTGTCAGGCAGTTTAGATTTACATTTAAAATGATTCCAACTTCTCAAGTAGAGGCAGAGGAAGTCAAACAGATAGTTCAGTTCTTTAGAGAAGAAATGTATCCAGATACTTCTGATGAGGGATTGAATGCGGCACTGAGATTTCCTAGTAAGTTCAACATAAAAATGTTCTATGACAATAAAAGAGTTGCAACTAAGATATTACCATCTTTCTTGGCTAACGTTGATGTTGTGTACAATGCAACGGGTATGGCTTTTCACAAGGATGGTAACTTCCAAGAAACAGACATTTCATTATCGTTTGTAGAAGAAAGAGCATTGACTAAAAGAGATATTATAAGTGAGGCTACTGCAATAGATAATCCAAACTATGTACTATCAGCAGGGGCAGGATAATATGTCATTTTTTAGAAACTTTCCCACAGTAGCATATAACTTTGGTAATGAAACATTCGACACTACGTTTCACAACCTTACCACTTATATAGATCTCATCGATCAAATAGCTGATGATGCGTCTTTCTATGAAAAGTATTATATTCAGGATGGTCAAAGACCTGATGTTCTTTCGTATGAGTTATATGGAACCTCTGACTTTTATTGGACATTTTTCTTATTGAACCCTAGTCTTCGTAAGCAGGGATGGCCTATGAGTAGCCTAGAGGTTTATGATGCTGCAAAGCTTTTTTATCCTAATAAAGTTATCATGACTACTGCAAGTATGCATGGCGAGTTTTATATTGGAGACATTATTGCAGATAGAGCAAATGTTGATGAATTTGGAACAATCTTTAAGGCTAGAATATTAGAGAAGAATTATGATCTTGGTCAGTTAACGGTACAACCTATTGTTGATGTTAGGTCAATAACACTGACTAATGGTGGTAGCGGATATACGTCTCCACCCACAGTAACCATATCTGGTGGAGGCGGTAATAGCGCAACAGCGCAAGCAGTTATGACCTTTCTTGATGGGAATACTGTTGTGACTTCACAGACCATTCAATCTATAGCAGTTATTACTGGCGGTGAAAACTTTACTAGTGCTCCTACAGTGACTATATCTGAACCCGATATAGCAAACGGAACACAAGCAACCGCAACGGCGGTTTTATCTGGATTTTCTTTACCTAGACAAACGACTATATATTCTCAGCAAAACGAACCTAACGTATTACTGTGGTCAGAAACTAAAGTTAGAAGTTTAATTACTAGAGATACTGTTGAACAATATAATGCTGCTGCATATTACACTGACACTAATCAAAATATCGTTGATTTAAATATTAATGTTGGTGGTGGTGTTGATAACGAAGTCGGACAACTTAATAAAATACCTGTCACATATCTAGATAGACTTATAACCACAAATAATGAATTACGAAACATTAATATATTTACGCCAAGTGTTGCAGCACAGGTAAACAGTGAATTTCAAAAACTATTGAGAAGTTAAATGGCAACTCCACTAGTATCAGCAGAACAGCTTAAGATTATTAGCATTCGATTGGAAGCAGATCGATACAACAAGCCCCTTTTTCTTTCAGGGGATGGTAAGTCTGGCATTGTTGTTGAGGTTAATATATATGAAGATTTGTCTAAGGGATACCTAACAGGTGGTATAATCATTCAAGATGATCTAGACATTTATAGAGTGGCTGACCTTGTAGGTACTGAAAGGATTGTTGTTGAGTTTGAGTCTCCTGATAGATCATCAGGCGTAATAACAAAGACTTTTATAATCGAAGAAATCACTGACAATATAAAGACTAATGATCAATCGTCCTTTTTATCAATGGCATTAATAGAAGATATAAAGTTTTATAATGATCTTATTAGGTTTAGTAAGGCGTATACAGGAACTGGTGAAGATATTATATCTGCTATTGCAAAGGACAAGCTTGGTAGAGAGGTTGTTATAGAAAGCAAAGTTTCTTCCTTTCAACAAGCATTTAGATACATCGTACCTTTTCAAGATCCTTTGAGTGCCATTAATACTGTCTTAAGTAAAATGACTACAGAGAGCGGATTACCATTCTTTTTCTATTCCTCTGTTATCGACAATAAATTTTATCTCACTGACTTAGAAACCATAATAAAAGAAGAATCTTTTAATAAAGATAGACCTTTCGTGTTTGATCAGTTCAATACCGTTCAGAGTGATATTGAATCTCAGGCTGTGAATATAACCAATTTAAATTTAGGATTGTTAGAAAACACTTTAGAGATAGCACTAGACGGTGGTATGGGGTCTCAATACAACTCTATTAATGCTACTACTGGATCTCCATTTAAGTTTCATATAGACATGGGAGATTGGTTTGCTAGACTAACAGAAGCTGAACTATTTCCAAGAGAACAAAACTTTATTGCTTTTGATAAAAAGTTTATTGCAGATCCATCACAGTTTGATAATAAGACGATTACTGATTATAATACTAAAATAGTAACTAGAGTTACTTCACAACCATATAATGATACCAATAGCTTTAGTCAGGAAGCGTATCCTGCAGCAGAAATATATACTATGATAAGAAAAAGTGCTATTAGCCATTTGATGAGAAACATATATTCGATAAACATGCCAGGATTACTTTTCTCTGTTAATAACATAAAAACTTGTGTTGGACATCAAGTTCGTATGAATGTCAAAAGAAACAACACTGATATAAAAACAAACACTACAATAGATGAAAAGAGATCTGGTGACTTTGTGATATTAGCAAAACGTCATTGCTTCGATGTTGTTGGAGAAAGACATACAGTCGCTTTAAATTTAAGTAAACTTGCAAGTCGGAGTATTCAAGAATGAACGAATATTATGGTGACAATATCCGATGGTTTGTTGGTAGGATTATCAGTGGTCAAGATCCTGATGAGGCTGGCAGATTTCAAGTTAGAATATATGGCATTCACTCTGAAGAAGTTGAAAACAAATACCTACCTTGGGCAGAAACAATGTTGCCGACTACAGAAGGCGGCGTGTCAGGCATAGGTAAAATACCACAACTAAAAAACAGTGCATTAGTATTTGGTTTCTTTTTAGATGGCATGACCTCTCAAAGTCCTATTATACTTGGATCAATGAGCCACATAGAACAACCATCTTCACCACAGGTAAGGGCGGCTGCAGAAGGTGGAAGAGTTGATCTTCTAGACAAAAAGAACATTGGTAAAGAAGGTGTTATTGTTACTGAACAGCAAAAGCAAATCTACAGGAACGGGAATGCAGAAGTTGCAGAGTTGAGGGTTCTTGTTATGGACTTTTTAGTTAGCAATGGTCTACCGATAAAAGCTGCAGCAGGAGTGTGTGGAAACTTAGAGGTTGAAAGTAACTTTGATCCAAATGCTAAACTTCAAAACGAAATAGAGGATTCTAGAGGTATAGCTCAGTGGAACTCTAAATGGGGAAGGTGGCAAAGCGTAGAAGCATATGCTTCAGAACTAAATGAAGATCCATATGATTTTTTCTTACAGTTAAAGTTCCTTATATTTGATATGAAAACAAATCGCACCCATAGGTGTTGGGATCATTTAAGTAACCCTGCCAATATATCTAACTTTGATGGACCAAAAAATGATTTGAACTCTACCTATCATTTCTTTCGTAGATATGAAAGGGCTGCAGAAGAAGGCTATCCAGGAAGACCTTTGGCAGCAAGAGAAGCATATGATGGTTACCAAGCTTCTTTAAGGGCGTCTGCAGAAAACAACTTAATATCGTCAGGAGCAGGTTAATGTCATTACCAAAGGAGAAGTTGCAAGACGGTATTAATGCTGTAGAAAGATTATTAGATCTAGAATCCTCTAGTAAAAAAACTAATATATTAAATGAAGTTTTCGACACAGCATTTAGTTTTAAATATAAGCCAGACAACTCTACATCAGGAGGGTTTAAAAGTGTCACTAACTCTGATAGAGATATAATATCGGGTGTTGATGGATCTGTTCCTAGTCAGATAAAAAAGAAAGTTGGTGTAGTACAGTTAGACTCTAGTGCCAAGAAAGACGAACTGGTAAAAAAGGTTGGATCTGATGCTACAGATTTATCCACCATTACAGGTGATAGTAGACTTTCGGCAAACGGATTTTTAGATGTTGCCATCTCTGCCCCATTCCCTGAAGCTTTGGCAGAGGTTGTTAAGTCAACTACTACAGCAAGCTCAGATGAAATAACAAATATTGTTGGTAGTAATGTTTTGACTGAACTTGCAAGAGATAATATACTTGACAACGTACTAGGAGATGTTTTAAATACAACTAAAGGATTATCTTCATTGGCATCAAGCACAGTTCTAAGCCAAGTATCGTCTTTAGATAAATTAATAAAAAATTCTTTTTCTGGATTTTCTGGTTTAGTTGAAAATCTTGTTGAGAATACTTTTCAGTCAACAGAAAATCTCTTAGGATCTGTGGCTAAAAAGGGAGATGTTTTATTAACCATTCCATCTAATGATATAAAGGATATTGTCGAGCTTAAACAAAAGGGTGATATAGATAAGGCTGTTTCTGTATTGAAAAAGTATTCAGATAAACCAGACGCAGAGTTACGAGAAGTCGTACTTAAAATAGATAACAGAGCGTCTAAAGCATTAGAACCAACTGCAGTTAGCGTAGACATACCCACAAAAAGAACTGATAACTATATTAATGTTTGGAGAGAAAGTACAACAGACATTAGTACAAAAATATTCGATCCTATTGAAGACATATCAGAAGTTGAAACTGAAGTTGCAAATCTAAAAAGAGATGTTACACAAATGGTATGGGAAGCATGGAATGTATTTGCTTCTGATGGAAAGGGCACTATTGAAGGGTATCATCAAGTATTTGTTGACGATTACGATCAAGGATTAGAGCCTCATTTTTTCATAGATCAGGCAGGTATTGCATATAGAGGTAGACCCCTAGAGATAGAAGGAACTGGTGTATACTATTCAAGTAATGATCTTCCTAATCATGCAAAAAGAACTATATTGATTGCTCTTGAAGAACTTGAATGGAAAGTAAACTCATCACAAATAAAAACAGTAAAAAAACTTATGGAAGCTATTTATAATGTAAAACCGGGCATACAGACACTAGGATTATATGATATTCTAAGTACAACAGAATCCCCATGGTGGGATGTGCAAAATGCTGCAAGGATTTGGTTTGGAAAAGAAAATATAAAGGGCTATGATCCAAGAAAGTCAGAACCTTTAACGCAAAAACAAATAATAGATGGTTTAGGAAACTAGTATGGCTATTGTATACCCAAATAATCTATCATCACTTACGCAAGAAGCTATTGATCGTAGAGCGTCTGATAAGGTTTCAAATCTTCCTGAAGATCCTACAGGTAAGTATCCTGAGACAGGATATTTCTTTTCAAGTAATATTGCAAAAGAAGCAAGAGGCGTTGCTAGAAACGATCTAGAGTTTTTTGCACAATACGATGGGATGGAAATATCCTCAGGCGATAAGATCTCATCAGACTATGGCAAAAACCAAGTATCTAAATCTGAGAAGGGTCACGTGTGGGAAGTTGATGATACTGATGGAAATGAACGCATCCTTATCAAGCACTTTGAGGGTAGCGGTATAGAACTATCTCCTGATGGTAGTATCATCATTAGTTCTAAGAAGCGTAAGGTTGAGATAATCGGCGGTACTAATGATGTTATTGTTGAAGGCGATGCACAACTAGTATATAAAGGCAACCTAAACATAAAGGTTGTAGGAGAGTTTAATGTTGATTGTTTAGATTACAATGTTACAGTGAATGGTAATAAAGTAGAGACTGTAAAGGGATCAGAAGAAAAGAATGTTGGCAACGGATTACAGACTTCTGTTACAGGTCCAATAACAACCTACTCAACTGGTTTAGTTACTGATGTGTTCTTGGGTGGACATCAACACAATGTCAAAGGTAATCTTGATTATAACGTTAATGGTAATGTTGGTTTATTCTCTAGTGGTGAAATGAACATCACCTCACAGGACTATATTAATATTGCTTCAGATAACGTGACTGCTTCAGCACAAAATATGACTGTACAAGGTGGTAGTGGAGTCATAGGTGGCACTGCTGTTGACTTTGTGGGTAACGGCGCTGTGTTTGATAAAGGTATCACTGCCCCGACATTCCATGGAGACCTAGATGGAACTGCGACTACTTCAACAGTAACTCAGTCTCAAAACTATGGGGAAGCAGTTACAGGAACTGCAGGTAGTATTACTAATACTGCGACTCCTACTATCACTACGCCAACTTCGACAAATGTTCTTACATACTTGCTTAAGGCAGCAGGTGGTATTCGTAAGGTGATCATTGACAAGGGCGACTACTTAAAGAACTTTATCGACAAGTCAAAAGATTATGGCGGTATTTCTACAGGAGATATGACTACTGCCAAGGCTAGATCAAAGCTACGAGATGCTGCTAACTTAGGCAACACTCAGTTTATGGGCCAACTACTTAAAGAAAATCTTATTTGTTCTGAATATAATAATCCAACCCCTAAACGGATTGGTAGAACAGTAAAGCAAGAGTCTACTCCTATCTTAGGTAATAAGCCTGTAAGTATTTACTCGCCTAGACTTGCTGCAACATATATACCCAAAAACAATGTAGTAAGTATTGTTCCTGAAGATAAGTACAATCCTCTGAAGCAAGATGATATCACTATAAAAACTAAGTTGTCGGACAATATTACCATAGCAAAGTTTTTGGGATCAGAAGATGCAACAAACCTTAAGTTCATAAAATCATTGTCTGTGAAAAGAGAGCTTGCTAGAAACCTATACTTACACAGTCTTATATTGAAAAAGGTGCAAACTAATACTGATAGGTTTAAAGGTATAAATCTAGTTGTATCAGAAGGCATTTATAAACCTGGTCCATCTGAAGTAATAACACCAAAAAGTATAAACGATTTAAAAGCTAAAGGCAAGGCTGTTGTATACAAAGTGGTGGATCAAAGCGGTGCAGAAAACAACTTAGATTTGTTTGATATTGCAGAGTATGTAAAGGATGTGAGTTTCTTTGATGAAATGATTTTGTCATACGATACTTTAGAGTGCAAGAACGATCAACCAGTTTTAAAGGCAAGACTTATTTTAATAATGCCTGATATTGATGACAACTGGACAGGAAGATTTAACAGAAAAGTTTCTACTGAATATAATAGACAGTTGTTATCTAAAGGTGAGCTAATAGAATGTTTGTTAGAAGATAATGAAACATTAGAAGCACGTGCGATAGAACAGTCTGCCATTCCACCAAGTGATGGTGTTGTAACTCACTCTAGAGGACCAGACCGAATAAATTGGCCTAATCAAAATATTGTTGATGCGATTGCGGCTGCTGTTCGTGAACTTGGTCAGGAATATACTGCACAGATAACTTCAAATGGTGGTAGGGCTAAAAGAGATACTGGAACTCAAAACCATCCAAAAGGAGAAGCAGCTGATCATTATTTAATGCTAAATGGCGTCAGAATAATGCCGTCAGAAAACGCATTCCTCTACCAACGGTATATTCGTATTTTAGTTAAGAACGCAAAGGCACGTGGAGTTCGTCCCGGTATTGGTGGTTATTCTTCGGAAAGGACCGTTGAGGGAGTGACCGAGAGGACTGGGTTTATTCATTATGATGAGAGTACATGGAGACAAGGCGGTGCAGGATCTGCAGGAACTTGGAACGCAGGTTTTGATGTTTCCTTCGCAAAATCATTATAAATAACAGTAAAATAGAGAAGACCTAATGGCAACAACTAGAGTATTAGCAAAGGAAGATGGTAATCTTAGTCAATCTACTTTAATCGGTGGTAGACGTAAAGAATACAAAGATGTAGATCTGTCTTTCACTGCTAAACCAAATGGAGAAATATTTGTTAAAAAAGAAGCGGCTGCTGTAAAGCAAGCCGTAAAAAATCTTATTTTGACAGACTATTTTGAAAAGCCTTTTGAGCCTTTCTATGGCGGTAATATAAGAGCACTTCTATTTGAACTTGCCGACAATGAGATTGAAGAAGAGACACGTGAAAATATAATAAGAGCTATCAATGCTTATGAACCAAGAGCTATTGTAAGAGAAGTGTCGGTAAGCTATCAAGAGGAAAGAAACTCTATAAGTATTTACATAGAGTTTCAAGTTATAAACACAGAAGAAGTTGTAATATTCACAACTTCATTATCAAGGTTAAGATAAAATGGCAACAACGATTAAATCATCAGCCTTAGACTTTAATAATATTAAGAGTAATCTAAAAGACTATCTTGCTAATAAAGATGAATTCAAAGACTATAACTTTGAGGCATCAGGATTGTCAAATATTCTTGATGTATTGGCATATAACACGCACTTAAATGCTTTGATTGCAAACTTTGCTTTAAACGAGTCGTATCTCCCAACCGCACAGTTGAGAAGTTCAGTTGTATCACTATCTGAAGGTATTGGGTATGTTCCTGATACAGATACTGCAGCACAGGCAAAGGTTAGACTTACGTTTAATACTACTGCAGCAGGACGTGAGCAAACAGTATCCTTACCTGCATACACACAGTTCACCTCAAATGTTGACGATGTGTCCTACACGTTTCAAACCGTAGAGTCGTTTACGGCAACTGATGATGGAACAGGATTTTATGAGTTTAAAACAAATGATGGTTCTAATCGTATTTCTATTTTTGAAGGAACATTAAAAACTAAAACATTTTTAGTTGGTGAATATGAAGATAATCCTGTTTACGTTATTCCTGATGGAACACTAGACGCTGACACTGTTACCGTAAAAGTATATACCAGTGCTACCTCAGTAGATTTTACCACATATCAAAACATTGTAAATGTAACTTCTATTAGTTCTAACTCGACTATCTACATTTTAAAAGAATCTCCTAATGGATATTTCGAGCTATCCTTTGGTGATGGTGAGACATTTGGTATAGCACCACAAGCAGGTAATCGTATTGAAGTTGAATATCTGTCAGTAAAGGGAAATGCTGCTAATAATGCTACTATATTCACACCTGTTTCTCAGTTTACGTCAGGAGTTATAACCTCTGATATAAATGTGATAACATATGTCAACTCTATTGGTGGTGATGAAAAGGAAAGTATTGAATCCATTCGTAAGAATGCTCCTTTTCAATATGCTACTCAGAACCGTATGGTTACTGCAGAAGACTATTCATCTTTAATTCTACAAAGCTATTCCACACTTATTGAAGACATTGCATCATGGGGCGGCGAAGAAGCGGTGGAACCTGAGTTTGGCGCAGTATACATATCTATTTTGTTTGAAGATGATGTGACTGCAGCTACAATTGCAAGCACTAAACAAGCGATACGAGAGTTAGCAGCACAACTTTCCATCGTATCCTTCAACATAAGATTTATTGATCCAATAGAAACCTTTATTGAAATGGATACTTTCTTCCAGTTCAATCCTAAACTCACAGATTTAACTTTGAATGCTGTTCAGGATCAGGTCAAAAATACAATATCTTCTTACTTCACTAATAATACTGGTGGGTTCAAACAAGCCTTTAGAAGATCGAATGTCTTATCCCTTATAGATGAATCTTCTATTTCTATTTTGTCTACTAGAGCAAATATTAGAATGCAGCAGAGGTTTACTCCCACAGCACCTACTTTGATTTCTGTTATTAACAGTTTACTTTTAGATGTTGATGCCACTTCTACTGATGATATTAATAATATTGTTGATTTAGTTGTGAGTCAAAGATATAATGATGCTGCAAACTTCATGGTGTTAAATAGTTTAAGTGGTGAGAATACCACGACTATTAAGTCAAAACTTTCAGCAACAAAAGTTTCTAACAATCAACAATTGCAGTATCCCGTACCCATTGCCGCACCTGATGATAATGAGTATATTATTACTAGCAACGAGTTTACTTTCCAAGCTCAAACCTGTACACTTAGAAACAAACTAAGTTCTAATATCATTCAAGTTATTGCTATTGCAGGTAATGCCGTGATAATAGATAATGTTGGCAGCTTCAATTCTGCAACAGGGGTAGTTACTATTAACTACTTTAACCCGACAAGTATATCTGCAGGACTAACATTTATCAAACTAGCTGCTGTACCAGCTAATCAAAGTGCATTAGCACCTACAAGAAATGAGATTTTAAACTTTGATACTGATAGATCAACCACAACTGCTGTAACTGTAAGTGCCACAAACTAATGTCAAAGCAAGATAAAACATTACTAGACAATAATCGTACAGATTTAAATCTCTTTAAGAATGAGATTGATAATGTATTACCAGAATATTTCAAAGAAGATTTTCCAAATATTAAATCTTTATTTGAAGCATATTATGAGTTTATGGATTCTGCAGACAACCCATCTGGTCAAATAAAGAGATTATATTCTTCTAGAGATGCTACACAAGTTCCTGATAAGCTATTGCAATATCTTGAAGATGAACTTCTTCTAGGTCAAGCGTACTTTGGGGGGTTCTTAAATAAAAGAGAAGCTATTAAGTTTTCTAACACTCTCTACAGATCTAAAGGTACTAAGTATAGTATTGAGCAGTTCTTTAGAGGATTCTTTGGTGAAGATCCACAGATACTATACCCTAAAGAAAGTATATTCAAAGTCGGGCCAGCAATCGACTATGAACAAGATAGCATTAATACTGGTGGACAGCAAATAAAAGAGTTTGCCTCTGTTATTGGTCCTGAGTCACGTAAGTTTATTACTGATGATAAACTATATCAAGTTATGTCAGTTTTGATTAGGATTGGTCTTCCTCTTAAAGATTGGGTTGACACATATAAACTATTTGTTCATCCTGCAGGAGTATATCTTGGTTCAGAACTTTTATTAGAACTTGTTAATGATATAGGTCTTTCTAGAGATCAGGATGAGATTGGCGATCCAATCACTGAACAGGTTGTTTCTGAAGAAATCGCTGCAATGAGTATGCAAGCGGAAACTTCTATGACACTTCTTTTAGCAGACAGTGCCACAGGCATTAGACGTTTCGCAACAGGAACTGAGTTCAGAGACCTTGGTGAAATTCAAATCCAAGACTTGGATGCTGATAGAGATGCTTATAACATCTTAGGTCTTTCAGGCACATTTATGGATGACTCTGCAAATGGTTTGGTTCTCACTATGGACCAAGATTCAGATGGTGTCATTACAGTAGAATCTACTATGGATGGTAATAAGTTCTCGACATTATTCGACTTAGATAATGCTGCAGATTCGGCTAATTATGTATTCTAACATGTATAAATAATATAAATCAAGCTAGAGAGTAAGTTATGGCAAAACAAACAATCAACACAGGTCTTTCTGCGAATGACAGAACAGGAGATACATTACGTACTACTGGTATAAAGATCAATGCCAACTTCACAGAACTATATGATGTTTTAGGTGGATCTAATATCGGTTCAGGTACATCACAACTTACAGACAGTGGATTAGATATTTTAGGCACATCAGCACGTACTAAATTGGGCGCTGTTGGTGGTAATGTTGAAGTTAACATTGACTTACCAGATTCGTCAGGAACAGTTCTAGTTAACACTGCTGTTCAGACTATGAGCAATAAAACTCTGGACAGTGCTCAACTAAACAATCCATCACTACTTAACATTAGTATGTTTGATGATAACTCAAGTCACAAATACTCTATTGTTGCGGGTTCTTTAACTGCAAACCATAATCTTAATGTACCTAGTTTAACAGACAGTGACACTCTTGTATTAAATAATAACTCCGCAACTATCACAAATAAAAATATAATTTCTCCTGTCATAGAGAGACCTAGAATTCATGAATACTTAGCTGACTCTCTTGGAAATGCGGTATTATCTTTTACGGATACATTTAGCCCTAGTAGAAATAATGTTAAAATATCTGATAAGGGTGCAGGTACAGCACCAGTTATTGAGGCCATAGGAACAGACGGAAATATAAATTTGGATTTGGTTTCAAAAGGAACTGGATCTGTAAATATAAGTAAAGCCGCAGTGAGTTATGCAACTGCTGCTAATAGTCAAGCTGCACCTGTTAGTGCAGGATTCATATCCTTGACAGGATCTTCTTCGGGTACAGTGACACTAGCAAATGGTACGGTTAACGGTGAAATAAAAATATTTGCAAGACGTGGTGGTGGATCTGGAACAGTGACACTAGCACCTGCTACCTTTGCACAAGGAACTAGTATAGAATTTGATCCACTAGATACAGCACAACTTATTTGGGATGGTTCCAATGGTTGGAATATTATCGGTGGTTATGGATACGCAGTCGTATAGGAAATAGACAATGCCAGCAATTATTACAGATAAATTAAAAAGACAGTTTGCACAGCAAATCTTTGATGAGAACCAAGGCACAAACCTTGGCGATTCTGACAACTATTTCTACATTGGTGTAGGGCACTCTCAGATTTGGCAAACAGGTGACAACACAGATGTTACCGTGAACCCAAATAATACCGACAGAGACCGCCGGTTGTTTAGGTACAATCTTCAATCAGTAAAAGCTGTTGAGGCATTTTCTTTTGTTGTTCCATTAACTGATTGGACCACTAACACAGTTTATCCTGCTTTTAACGATAATATTGAAGACGTACAAACTCCTTCATTCTATGTAAGGACTGCTGATAATAACGTATATGTGTGTATTCGTCAAGGTAAAAATAGTTTTGGATCTGCTGTTGTATCACAGTTTGTTCCTGATCATACGAACACGACTTTGCCAGTAGAAACCGATGGGTATATTTGGAAGTATTTGTATACTATTACGACTGCAGATGCAAACAGATTTTTAACTGGAAACTTTATGCCAGTTAAGTTTGTAGACTCAGCAGAACCAACTGCTCCTGAAGCTCCGCAACTTGCTGTGCAGAATGCTGCAATCGATGGTCAGATTATTGGATATAGAGTAGAACCAAACACGGGTGTATACTCTGCTGCACCTACTCTTACAGTTGTCGGTGATGGTATTGGTGCTAAAGCACATGGAGTACTTGATGCTACAGGTAAACTAGCAGCAGTTCAAGTTGGGGATAGTGATACTGTGGGTACAGGCGCAGGACCGGGAGCGTTTGTTCCCATTGGAACTGTCTTGGGATCAAATTACAATAAAGCTTCTGTTAGAGTAGATCAGACTAACTTAACATCAGGTATCAATGCAGAAGTATACCCTATTTTTTCACCCGCAGGTGGACTAGGAGCAGATGCAAGAACGGATTTAAAGTCCACTAACATGATGTTCAACATCAAACCTGAAGGTAATGTTAATAATAAGTGGGTTGTAGATAACGAATATCGTCAAGTTGGTCTTCTAAAAAATATTTTAGACTCTGCAGCAGGAACTAAGTTTCAGCTTACTGAAGGTCTTGCTCTTAAGCAACTTGTGTTGACTGTACCTATTACAGGTGGACTATCGTGGGCAGACGATGTTACAATAAGTGGTGACAGTAATGCTCAAGCATGGATTGATTTCTTTGACGACTCGTCAACCATATGGTATCATCAGGATGAAGAAACTGGTTTCACGCCATTTAGAACTGGTGAGACAGTAACAATCTCAGGTAAATCAGGATCGTTTACTATTGGCGACAGAGTTGCATCAGAGATAGACGTGTTCTCTGGAGATTTGTTGTTCCTAAATAATCAGGCAAAGATTGCAAGAGACGCTGACCAAACTGAAGATATTAAAATCGTTATTAAACTTTAAGGGTAAACCATGGCTACTAATCTCACTAGTACAACATTTTTAAGCGAATACAATGATGATTACAGAGATAGTGATCATTATCATCGTGTTCTGTTTAATAACGGAAGAGCACTACAGGCACGTGAACTAACACAGTCTCAGTCTATTATCCAACAAGAACTGAGTAGACTTTCTAAGTTTATTGTTAATGAAGGTGCTATTTTCAACAATAGTGGTAACTTAGCCTCAGGCGTTAATGCATTCTCATATACTTATCTTAAGGTTAACTCCTTACCTGTTGGCTATGCTCAACTAAAAGGCACTGAGATAAATGACGGAGATTTATTTGCATTAGTAAAGGAAATTCTTCCTGCTGAAGGTGGTGATCCTGATACCATATTTGTAAAAATGACAAAAGGTCAGTCTGGTGGAGCGGCTACAGCAACTAACACTACTACATCTAAACCTTTTGCAGCAGGTGCAACTCTTACTACAAATTTAGGTAATATTACTATTCAGTCTGTCAACGATGCTGTTGGGAAAGCATCTATTGCTGAAGTTCCTCAGTTTGACACGTTTGCCGCCAATCACCTAGTTATGGTTGAGGCTCAGACATTAGTTCTCTCAAAATATTCCCCCGAATTCACGGGAGTTATAGGATTTAAAGTAACTGAGGACATCGTTACTACTGCAGATAATATCGCTCTTTTTGATAACTCAGGAACTACGCCTAACCTAACATCACCCGGCGCAGATCGTCTTAGAATTGTTTTAACTTTAACAACAAAAGACACTATTTCTGCTAGTGATACATTTTATGAAGTCTATAGAGTTCGTGGTGGTCAAGTTTCTCTTATAAAAACACCCGATAAAATTCTATCTAAGATAGGAACCCTTATTGACGCAAGAACCTTTTCTCAAACAGGTAACTTTATTGAACAAAGTTCTTCAGGTGAGTTTGACTTAACTATAGAAAAAGATAGTGACGATGACTTCTTAAGTTTTAAAGTATCAGGCGGTACTGCATTTGTTAACGGATCACGTGTTGAAAGAGATTTCAATTTACCCATTCGTGTAGAAAAACCTAGAAATCTTACTTCAGATCTTAAAGTAAAAACTACCGAAAAGGTTGGCGCAAATATTGGTAACTATGTTGTTGCAGATAGTGCTTATGGGTTGGTCGGATATATTGAAGATGTCACTGAAGTAAACCTTTACACTGCTGTGGATAGAGGTGGTAGTAATATTGGTACTGCACGTGTAAGAGGCTTGTACACAGCACAGGCTGATTATCGCATTCATCTATTTGATATACAGTTGTCAAATCCTTCTGCCAATGGTATTGGTGATGTTAGAAGTATTGGTGTTGATGCTGCTAACTATGCTAACTTAAAAGCTATTCAGAATAGATACGATATTTATAATAAAGAAGAAAATAGTCTTTTATTTAGACTTCCTAGTACTAGAGTTCAAGAAGTATCATCTGTGACAGCAGTTATTGGTACTGTATATACAACAAACAAAACAGCGTCAACTGTGGTAATCAACGCAGGTACTGATACTTTCACAGAAACTGATGATTGGATTTATCAGGTAGACGGTGATGGAGAGTTGACTACTCCAACTGTGGTATTAAGTGGAGGTAATACACAAGCAACGATCTCTGGACCTGATAATGGTACAGGGCATGTGATTGCATATCAGAATAAAACTCTTGTTCGTAAGAATAAATCTCTGAAGCCTAGTACGGCTGCAAATGATTGGGAATCTGAAACTATTGCCTTAAGTAGTGGCGTGTTTACTCTTGCCAAAGCTGACATTTTT